GTGATAGGTTTTTGCGGAAGTTTTTACCGACATCGCTCAGGGCAATGATCATGTTGTCGGCTTTGAGCGTCTTCTTGAGTTCAGCAAGGTTGGCGTTGAGTTTGCCCCGTGCCACCTTCATGTCGGCATGGAGAGTCCAGAAGTCATCACCCCAGCAGATAGCCTCTTCCACTGAGGTGGTGACTTCATACAGGACTACATCTCCGTCAACCAACAGGGTCTTCATCTTCAGACAACGCTCCTCCGGCTTTGGATGCCATCTTGCCAATCTCCAGAAGACCAATCACCGCGTGGTACGAACCACTGAAAGCAACCGTAATGTCTTCTGTTTTCTTGGTTAGGTTCATGGCCCCAAGGAACACCATCTCATCGAACCGACTTTGCAGTTCTTTGATCATGGCTTCAGCGGGCACATCAAATAGTTCGTTGTCTTCAGGCAATTCCATCAGTGTGTCTCAGCCCAATTGTAACCGATCTTGTACTCACCTGCTAGGGGGCACTTGACACCAAGGTCATCACCGGCATCTTTCATGGCATCCACAGCCAACGTGCCTACCTCGTCGCCCTGACTTTCACGACACTCAATCTGGATTTCGTCGTGGACATGGGCTACCTGTTTTGCCTTGATGCTTGGCATGCGACCGATGTAGTTCCACAGGTTGACTGTGGCCTTCTTCATGGCGATTGACCCAGCGGACTGGAGGAGAAGATTCAAGGCAGAATGCTCTGACCTGATTTTCAACTTCCTGCCGTCAAGGGCCACCAGATGCGGGCGTTGCCGAATCGCAGTTTTGATGGCCTGCTGTAGTCTTTGAATACCGGGCATTCTTTGCAGAAAGTGCCTCTTGATGCGGCGACCAGCAGTACGCCCACCGCCAACAATGGAACCAATCTTCTCATCACCAGCCCCGTACAGGAAGGCGTAAATGAAGGTCTTTGCTTGGTTCCTCGTATCCAAACCCGCCGCCTCTTGATTAGCCGAGTGGATGTCGCCATTCAGGATCTCCGAAATGTAGCGTCCTTGATCATAAGGATGGACATAGTGAGCCAGCATACGCAACTCTAATCCACTCATATCTGCACCCACCAACACGTTTCCCGGCTCCACCGTGAAGAGTTCACGACACTCCTTACCCCACGGGGAGCCTACGCTGGGGACTTGAGCCATGTTGGGCTTGCTGTGTGTGCATCGCGTCGAAACGCAGCCACATGGGTTCACAGAGCCGTGGATCTTGCCCCCTTTCTCCAACTTAAGCCATGCGTTTTCCCCCTCAGCCAGTTGGCCCAGACGCTTGTTGACAAGCAAGTATCTGGCAACCAACTTGGCTTCGGGGTAAGGGAGGGACTGCAATACCGTTTCATCTACTTTGGGTTGACCAGAGTCGGTGTAGTCAGCAGGCTCCCACTCGTACTTTTCGATCAGTCGCTCTGCGATTTGCTTTCTACTACCCGGATTGAACGGTACTTCTTTTGTCTTTGTCTTCAACTGGATGATGGCTGGGGGGAAGACTTCTTGGAGTTGCTCTTTGATGCGGCACTTCTCATCGAGCAGCGTGGAGTGCAGAGCCTTAGCCCTTTCTCCGTCGAACACGAATCCGTTGATCTCTTGTGCGTGAATGATTGCCGCGAAGTCGTGTTCCAGTTGGGTGGGGCGGAAGTCAGGATCCTCCTCTTGAATCCGCTTCCAGAGAGCAGCGGTCACCGCTACGTCCTGCTTGCAGTACTCAGCCATCTCCGGCGTAAAGACTGACCAGTCCCCGTCCTCTGCGAAGTCACCCTTGTGGATGCCCAGCCTGACACCCCACGCTTTGAGTGAGTGACTACCCATGAGTTTACGAGGGAACTCAATTGCTTGGTGGTCAGTTGACATCAAATCCCCGAACAACAGGCGGCTCATCACCAGAGTGTCTCGCACTTCGCCTTTGTAATTGAAGTCGGGGTACAAACGCTTGAGGGCACGAAGATCAAACTTCATAATGTTGTGCCCGATCAGCATCTCTGCTTCCTGCATGAGTTGCAGTGCGTCACCGTTTTCCATGATCACGGGGTCTTTACCGTCGATGCTCATGGCGATGCAATGACAAGTCTTCAAGCCACACAATGTGTTGAAGTCCTTGATTGCATTCGTTTCTATGTCAAAGATTATTCTCTTCGGCATACTTCAAAATCTCCTTTACTTGCTGCCCATATCCCATCTCGATAAGTAGATCACGAATCTCTGGTATTTGTACCAGACCTAACTTGAGTCGTGGGATCAGACTGTACTTTTCGATCTGCTCCACACGTTGTCTCGTGATCGGTCGCTTCTCCTGTTCGCTGATGTGCTTGGCGATCTTGGTGTATGGGTAAGGCTCGCCCTTCCAAGGCATGTCGCAATACTCCGCACCTTTCGCCCCCTCTACATCTTGAACTGTTTTCATGTCAACAGGAGGATGGAACTCCAGCCCCTTTCGGCAGCGGCTGAAGCCCATGTTCCTGATCCGTTGGTAACGCTCACTCGGCATTCGGAACCTCCACAATGTCGGGTGGAACCCACTCAAGCAGTCGCCCGTTGTCCCGGTTGTACTCAAGAGTGCAGGCTTCACCCGTGTCGCCAGCATAACGGTTTTTCAGAACACGCAAGGTCAGCAGGTTGGCGTTCGTATCGTCCTGCTGATTCCGTTCGCAGCCAATCACCGCGTCAGAGAGTTGGGCAATGGCGTGAGAGCCACGGAGTTGGGCAAGAGAAGTAGAACCACCCTCTTCGTGTGACCGGCCCTCTGGGCGGCGGAGGTGTGAGATCAGGCACAGGTGGACACCAGTCTCTTCGATCAGGCTTCGCAACTTGGTCATGGTGTTGTCGATCATCCGACGCTCGTCGCCTTCGCTCAGAGCAGACACCACGATGGAAAGGTGATCAATAAAGATGAACTTGCAATCCATCGCACGAGCCATGTACCGCACTTGATTGAGAAGGTTACTCGGATCAATAGATCCCCAGTGGTCGTACATCACACACTTGCCAGAGCCAACGGTGTTCTCAAACGCCTCACGTTTCATCTCCATAGTGATGCTCTCATCCCACAGGTGTGGAGGCTTCGCCATGTGAATACCCATCAGACATTCGGATGTCTTACGGATGGATTCTTCGAGGGCGATGTATCCCACCTTCTCACCCACGCCCATCAGGTGGTACGCAAGTTCACGAGCAACCGATGACTTGCCAACACCCGTGCCTGCGGTCAGGGTCACCAACTCGCCACCACGCATGCCGAACAACTTCTCGTTGAGTCCAGCCCACGGGTAGGACACGGACTTGATGTTGCGTTCTTCGGTGATCAGATCCCAACAGTCAGCACCATCCACCACACCATCAGGGCGGTACGTCTTGGCTCCATAGATGCCGTCAACGATTGCCTTGGAGTTACCATTCATCAACGCTTCGTTAGCGTCTTTGAATCCGAGTGATGTAACGATCTTGACCTTGCCGGGGCTTAGGACTTCTGCCGCTTCCTTTGCAGCCGCACGGCCTTGCTCATCTTGGTCAAAGCACAGCACAACAGTTTCAAAAGTTTCGAGCCAGTCGATGTTCTTGGCGATGAGCCGCTTGGCGGACTTGCATCCATTAGGAATCGAGACACATGGGTACTTAAGTCCAAAGGCTTGGTTGACGGACAGTGCATCAAGTTCCCCTTCGGTGACCACGACCATCTTCCCCTCGTTCCGCCATAGGTGCGAACCATAGAGTCCAACTTTCGTCGTTTCTCCCAGCCATACAAAAGACTTGTCACGGAACCGAAGTTTCTGAGCAACAACATTGCCTTCACTGTCTCGGTAATTGGCAACGTGACAAGCCTGCCCGTTGAACTTACCCACTCCGTAATCCCACTTCTTACATGTGTCTTCATCTATTTTTCTCTGCTTGAGATGCTTGATCTCATACTGAATTAAGTTTGCCACTTTAGGTTTCTCCACTGGTTGTTGTTCCTGCCCGTCTGCATGTTCGTAGTACTCGCAGCCGAAGCAGTAAGCATGCCCATCATCGTAACGGGCGAGGTTGTCCTTACTCCCACATTTGGGACAAGGCTCGTGTCTGAGGAATTCGCTCAACTTCTTTCACTCCAATCAGGATGCCGGGGGTGTCCCCGTATTGCTTCGTTGTGGTTGAACAAATGATCTGGTCATCGTCGTACCACAGGAACCGATTGAACGAGTCGAGGGTCTTGAAAAAGTTGTCAACGTCACCACGGGGAGCCAATCTATTTGTCTTCTTGGGAGAAGGCAAGTAAAAACTGGCGAACATTGTCATCCACCCACTGAGGGGAAACATGTCTGGCAGTGTCGAGGCATCCTTCAAAATCTCCACTTGTTTTCGGAATGCTGTGTATCGCTTTGCGTAGTAGACCCTGCCCTGCCTCGTAACACGGGGTCTTGAGGCAGGGACAGGTTCCACTGGTATCCAGACTAAATGGGAGCCGTCTGGACGGAGAAGAAAGGATACTTGATTAGAAGGGGATGTCTTCGTCGGCAGCATGGGAGGTCTGAGTCTCCACGCTACTTGAGTCGAAGCCTTCTTCTTCTGAGAAGCCGTGAGCCGAAGCATCACCAGTCTTTCCGGTGAACTCCACGAGGTCGATCACTTGCACAGCCTTGAGTCGGAGTGAGACACCGAGGCCAGCCATTGCAGTGTGGTAGGGGACGATCTCGCAGGACACTTTGATCATGCTACCGCCGCCGATGTTCTCGCTGCCCTTGAAGGGCTTTGCCTTGGCATCGAAAATGGCTGGCTTTTGGTCCCAAGTCTCGGAACCTTTGCCACCCTTGGCTTTCAGTTTGAACTTGACGATTCGCTTGGTTGCGTCTTCTTCGTGTTCGGTGATCGGGCTTGCGCCATCCTTGAACTTGGTGTTGGGCTTCTGAGATCGGATCTCGTCAGCCAACTCGTTCTTGGCGTCTTCAATCATGCTTTCCAACTCCTCGACTTCATCGGCATCGAGAATCAGTTGGGTGGTGTAAACGCCGTCTTCGTCGAACTTGGTGTCCGGTTCAGATATGTGCGGGTAACGGGCAACGCCCACGCTGGTTGTGTACTTGGTAAGAGTACGTCGCATAGGGAATCCTTTCAATTCCAGTAGTAAGGTGACTCTAACACCTTGGTGATATCCAAATCCCCACGTTGGGGAGCGGGAGGTAAGTGTACTCCAGATGGCAGCAGGGTCAAGAACATTTCTTCGATTTTTCCCAACCAGTCTTCACTGAAGATTTCGACGGTGGCTTCACGCACTGCTTTGTTGAACAGGTCGCAGTCGGTCGCCAACACAGAAGCGGCATCATGCACACCAAAGACATTGTTTACTCCTTTGTCCAGACACTTCAACAGAGTCAATCCAAAGATGCCACCAATGCCGTCAAAAGAGTGAACAAGGTTTGCACAGATGCCGTTCACTGTCTTACGTTTACTTGTCGTTCCGTTCTCGACGTTGATGCGATGTCTTCGCACGTTGCCTGCAACAATTGTCTTGACAGTTTGCTTGTCGTAGTTTTCGTAACGCATCTTGACTGGGAAGCCATTCGGTGTCATCCACCTTGGTGTGACATCGTGTTCAAGCATGACTTTGGCACACTCTCTGAGCCACTCCATGCAAGTGTGTGCTGCTCCTACTACTTCGTTGATTGCTTCCCAAATCAGACCTGCAAGAAAGTTACAGGGTGCGTAGGTTTCATCGACAAACGGGTTTTCTTTTCCTCCTTGCAACTCCTTGTAGAACCACTCTGCGGTGTATGACTGACAGGAGTAGAAGGTGGAGCCGTAACACAGAGTCATCGTCTGCCGCTTTGTACATGAACGGGTGATGCCAAACTCAAGCCACTTCTTTGCGTATGGGTCAGAACTCTCTTGGAGTTTCTGAATAACGCGATCAGCCACCAACTGATAAGTATCAGATGGCTCGTGGTGCGGCAGCACGTTTGTAGACAAGGCGGACACTGGATCCCGAAGCAGCATGGAGTAAATCTGCAAGCCCTGCGTTGTTGCGTCAAGCGAGATCGGGAGCGTAGTGCGGAACGTGGATCCCTGCAAGTGCAATTCTGAAATTTCGTGACAAGCCGCCACAAAGCCGAATGGATCGTCTGCTTTTGTCCACTCCAGATTTGACGTTGGCTCCTTGCCAATCGCCTTGATCATCTCAATATTGTCATCAGTCCAGTTGTGGCGAGCATTAAAGCATTCTTTATCCATGCCCCACTTGTTGGCTGCATTGATCCAGAGCCATCTAGCACCTGCATCCGTGATTTTAGCCCCGCTGTCGAACCTCAGAGTCGCCTTCGTCCACGGTGGGCCTTGTGGTTGCCAATAGTGAGGTATGTAGTACCACCGCCCCCTGAAGTCCAGATTGCCGGGGAAGTACACCCTGTTGTCTTTGAAGCGATTCATGACCTGCATGGTCTTCATCACTTGCAGACGCTTGGACTTCTGCCGCTCGTTCTCGAAGTGAACTCGTGCAGCATCCTTACGCCACCGCTTCCGAGCCTCACTGTTTGTGTCAATATCAAGAGGCTTGTTAGGTATCTCGTGATCTTCCATCGAAGGCAGACCGCCGACAGGCAACGCTTTGTCCCAAGCCCACTGGACCGCCGCAGCGACCGTGCCGTGATAGCGAACTGGCACTCTCTGGAGTGTGTTCACCGCCTTGTACACATCGTCCATAGGCGTGACACCCAACTCCTCAAGGTAGGCCGCGTCCTGCGTCTTGACCAGCGGGCGATGCCTGATGTTGATGGCTGCGTACCCACCGATGAACGGGTTGGCCCAGTCCACAGGGCGTTCCACGGATGGCAACCATACCGGGAACAAT